TACCAGAACATTCTCCTGCGCCGACGATCATCCGATTGTGTGGTACACCTTTGATGAGAATAACAAGGCGATGTGTGAGTACTGTTCCGCGAAATTCGTGTATGAGCCAAAAGATTTTCATACCAAGATGTTAGAGGAAAAAAAGCTGTTGGATATGTCAATGAAAGAATCCATTCGGCAGAAGGAGGAAAGGACTCACTCCGAAGAGATGCAGGACAAGATTGAACCTATTGATGATTCTTATGTCAATAAAATTTTGAAAGGTAGTGGGTAATGAGTAAATGCAGATGTGGAAGGTCACCAACAGGACTGTGTGTCGGATGGCACGCCTTAAAGAAAGAGGACTACGAACAGAAGAAAAAGAAGTATGAGGAATTATCAGAGGAAGAGAAGAAAATTGCTTTTCACGTAAGGGCGATAGACGGGATAGGAGAATGACAAAAAGACAAGCTAAACTTTTAGAATTCATAAGGGAATATTACAACAAGAATGGCTACTCACCGTCCTATGATGAAATGAGAGAGCCTATGGGTCTGGCTTCCAAGTCCATGGTCCATAGTTTTATCACCTCGCTGGAGAAACATGGCAAGATTAAGAGGGTAAGACACTCAGCCAGGTCGGTTGAACCACTTTAATAACTCCCAGAAATAAAAGATCTTGATCCCATGTCCGTTTTAGGTATATAACGGCAAGTTCACCCCAAATCACAAAAAAAGGAGATTATAATGACCGAAAGGGATATGGAAAAAATGCTTTGCTACCTGGCAGACAGGGTAGAACGACTAGAGAAAGAACGCTGTAAATGTAACGACGGCAATGATGCAAAAACACTAAAAGACTTGTCGGAGAAGCCTCCAGCCCAATATCCCAAGAATCTTTATAAGACGAATTACGACGAAGACGAAGAATGCATTACCTGCTCGGCCTAATAGAAAAATACAGCGGCCAGCTTAATGCGTGGGCGTGGCGAAAACGGTGGGGCAAAAGACGTAAAAGATTATTTACGCCGAATCTTCATTCCTAATCTAATACGCCGTCTATTTCTTCGCTTTGTTGACCCTACTTTTCGTCGGCCTTTGTGGTTCTTCCTCTTGAGGTCTGCTCGGCTCATCTATTTTTAATTGTTTAAATATGTCATACATGATGTGTTCATATGTATCATTGCGCGGTTTAAAATCATCTTGTATCAATTTATGAAGAATAACGTATAGAATTGTTCTAGGATGGTCCAAGTCCATTCCCACCGATCCCATTCGTAACTTATCATCATCCCCCTTGTTGAGGTAGATGAGTTCTTCGGTATATTCCCCTATCCTTCTGGAGACGTGCTCGCCCATCTCTCGCATGGCGTCTTTGAAATTTCTCTTTTGCATGTTCCTCGTCTATTTGTACAAGGCTACGCCAATAGTCGCGCTCCTTGAGGGTTAAATCATTCCAGTGGTATTTCCTAAAATCAATATCATACATGTATCGGTAGTTGCGTGCTTTCTTGTCATACTTCGTTCTTTCTGGGTATTCTGGATGATCATTAAACATCAATCCCTTTAACTGGCTCTTTTGTGCTAAAATGCACGTTGAATGCCATGGAACGTCTTTCCCCTTCACAGCGGAAAGGATAAACTTGATGAGCCAACCAGCTTGGAAACAAATAAAAGTCTCCAACTTCTGGCTTTGCGATATAACTGTGTCGTGCAAAATGATTGGGAATAGAACCTAAAAATTCCAAGCACCCGGCAGTAGCGTGATGATCCTCTTTCTTATATTCTGCTTCAAATCCAGGCGGCACTTTTAGAAAAGCAACACCCGATAAATTGGCATCATGAATATGCACGGGATTGAAGTCTCCTGCATACTGGCTTACAACCCATACGCGAAAGCTAACTTTGGCATCTGTTGTCCATTCCGGCAGTACCTTTGTCAAGTACTGATCGGACATTGTTACTAGAAATTCGGGAAAACCTTTTATCTTACTGGGATCAATGGCAATTTCCTTCTTAACATTGCCTGCCAGGTTATGGCTCCAATCATATTTTTTACTTAATTTCTCATCGTGTAAAATTGTATCCGCCTCCGTGTTGAGCAAGTTTACGTATGCCTGCGGCATCTTAACCTTTAAGATACTGGGGCCAAATGGCTGATAAATATCATAATTTATTTCTTGATTAACCATCAAATCGCTCCGGATCAATATCTATATCACTTCGTATTCGTGATACTTCTTCTTGGTGGGAATCCCATAAATCTTTTCCTTCTTTGACAAGAGCGCTCCATTCAAAAGCTCTAAACACTTTTATTTCTCCGTCCGTGTAATACACGCGGACATATTCTTCATTATTCTCAGTAAACTTTGTTACAGCACTAACTATTTTTACCATCTTTTGGAGGGCTTTGTGGTTTAACTGGTTTAAAATGCGTTTCACGAAGAGAACTAATCACATCCTGTATTCCATATTTCTTGACTATGATATTCTTTAATTCCTCAATGTGATCAGCGTGATCATGGTCCTTACTTGTAATGTAAGCGGGGTTATTCGTTAGTAATACTTCCTTGGCTTCTAGCTCCGAAAGCTCTCCTGCCAATTTGTTTATTACTGCAACATAAAGGGCTTGTCTAATTATCTGATTTTGTTCTGTCATGATCTTTCCCATTTACTTGTTGTTCGTGTTCCTTATCAATAAGATAACGAACAAATGCACCCATGGACATGTATTTTTCTTCTGCCATAGGTTTGGCTCGTTTATAAGAATCAATCTTAATTGCGATTGATTTATATTTTTCAATATCTGTCATTCTTCTGTCTCCTTTTCATTACGCCCATATGTATGGGATTTAATGGAAATGTCAAGGATTAAATAGTAAAGGATAATCTTCTAGTAGGGAATTTACAACATCTTTTACTTTTCCGGTATATTTTGGATCGGTGGCATAGGAGTCTAAAGATTCTATCACCGTGAAAATATCAACTTCTCCTGTAATGACTTGTTTCATGCGAATGTTGCGGTATTCTTGGAAATATTCGCTATTGTTGAGAAGTTCAATATAATCTCCAACACTCTCGCATTTATTTCCGTAGACTTTTAATAGTGCTGTACCGCGAAGGGATTTAATATATGGCTCTGTTCTGTCTGTTTGTATAATGCCATAGAAATTATTCGCTTCTCTAGCAAATCTAGATTCGCCCCAGTTTGATTCAATGATCGCCTGTGCCACGCTGAGAACAACAATAGCTCTCTCAAAAGGATTAATATCAGTGTTATATTTTATTGTGCATTCGGTAATGCCCTGCACGAATTGATCACGGTCATCTTTCGCGTAATCAAAGTCAAATCCACTTAGAATGGGATTACATAGTATTAGCAGTGTAGCGCAAAGTTCTTTAAGCATCAGTTCCTGTTTTATTTAATTCTTTCTTTTTTTCCAATTGAGTTTTAAATGCTTCCATTTCCATGCAATATGTCTCTATGTAGACAGTGCTTCCTCTTTTAATCTCATAGTCTGCTATCAGATTTTCAACAATAATACGTCTTTCTTCGCATTCTTCCTTTTCCAAAAAACCGCCATAGCCTTTGTACGCTATTGCAGGCATATTAGGATATGACATTAAAGCCATCAAAAACCATACTTTTATCATATTTACACACTTTACAATTTTACTCCTTGTTGGGCACAAGTCGTGACACACTTTACTTTGAAATTGAAGTATTTTATTGCATTAAATGTAAACTTGTTAATAATGTAAAGTATGGAACAAGATAGTAAACAAGAAGATTCTTTAAAAAAAACTATAGAGATTCTAGCAGAAATGACAAGAAAAGATATCCAAAAGTTAGATAATCCAGAAGATTTTTCAGACATTAAACTATCTCCCCCCAAGAAGGTCCTTGTTTCACATCTACTTTTAAAGGCACTTTAAGCTCAACAGTTTGTTCCATAATTTCTTTTATTTTTTTAACTTGTTTCTCATCTTCTATTGAACAATTCAATTCATCGTGGACTTGTATGTGAGAGAGTATTCCTTCCTCATACAAGTCCACCATTGCCTTCTTCGTCATATCGGCGGAGGAACCTTGTATCAATCGATTCAATGCTTTGTAAGTCCAGGCGCGTTTTAAATATTGTCCGTATTCTTTTTCCGCTTCCCACCTTGAAAGCGCTTTATGAATACCGAATGCGCGTGGTTCCCATAAATCAAATCGACATTTACGACCAAGAAGTGTTCGTAGATAACCAACATGTTCCGCGCGCCGTGTTGCCTGTTCCATCAACTGCTTGACGAACGGAACGTTATTATGAAATTTTGCAAACAGGTCGGCTGTTTCTTTTTCATCAAGTCCAAGTGAACTTGCTAACTTACCTTTACCCATGCCGTACATCATGCCAAGATTAATAGTCTTGGCTGTACGCCTATCAATGCCAGCCATGTCAGCAACAGCTTGATGGAAATCGGGATCTTCTGTCTTGTAGGATTCAATCACTTCATCCGCACCTCTTAGCCCGCCAGCCGTGAGTGCGGCAAAGTGAACGAGCACACGGGGTTCTTGCTGTGAATAATCAAAGCTTCCCCATGTGCATCCTTCTTTAGGCACAAAGATGGAACGAATCAATGGCCCAAGCTCTTTATTACGAGAAGGCACTTGCTGTAAATTTGGATTCGAGTACGAGAACCGGCCTGTCACCGTTCCTCCCCCGTCACCTCGCATCTGATGGATCTCGGCATGAATTTTACTGTCAACAGAATGTGTAAGAATTGTGTCAATGAATGTGGTGCGTGCTTTATTAATCTCTCTTGCTGTCACTACCATTCGTGCTAGTGGATGCTTGTGCGTGGTTAAGAAATTCTTATCAAACTTTGGCTGTCCGGATTTCTTGGTGCGCTCGTATTTAATTTTTTCCTTATCAAATGCTTTTGCCACACTTACCGCTGCCCAGATATCCACATCTATGCCCGTGTCCTCCTTGATCTGTTTTAGAATTTTCTTCTCGCGTATGATCAGATTCTTTTTAATGGAATCCGCTTTCTCTAGATCCACATTGACACCTTCCCATTTCATATCAATGAGACAAGGAAGAAGGCGTGTCTCGAGATCGAAGATGCTACTAAGTTCCTGTTTAATAAGCTCTGGCTTGAAATATTGCCATAGTCGCAGTGTCAGATCGGCGTCCTGTTCGGCGTACGGTCCAACATACATTGGCGGGAGTTTCCACATCTCTGCTTTGGCGTCAACGCCCCATTCCTTCGCCGCCTCGTAGAGCAGTCCCTCGGATTTTGTTTCCTTGAGATAATCTTTTCCAAGCTCATTTAGGGAGTAACGAAATCTATTCTCATCAATCAAAGGTGCGGCGATCATCGTGTCGATGATGCGTCCTTTAACCTTTAATCCCCATTGCCTAAGCCAGCCCACGTCATACATGGCATTGTGAAATATTTTATCGCACGGGAGTTCCAGTATAGCCTTTAATGATTTCTTGAAAAACTTCTCATCAAAGTTTCCGCCGCCTTCGTGGCGTAAGGGAAAATATCCTTTCCATCCTTCGACCGCAATAGCAACACCAGCAATATAACCATTACCTGTTGCCCAACCAGGTCCGTGTGTTTTTAAATCTGTATCACATGTCTCCAAGTCAATGGCAATTTCTTTTGCTTCTCTTAGTTCGGGAATACGCTCTGGAGGAAGCCATTCGCTTGGTGGTTGAAATAATGGTATCTGTGTCATTAATCCTCCTTCATACAGGTTCTAAGGCGATTAAGAAAGTCTCGGCAATGCCTTCGCCATGCATTACCTTCAACAACAAACTTCTGAAACTTGTAATCATGTGTCGCAATCAATACAACACCCTTTTTAATCTTTGTCTTGCACATACGATTATGTGCCATACCGTAAGCCGCGGCTTGTGTAAAATAATTTTTAATGGAATCATAGCTTTCTAGTTGTGGTTTTCTTTTTTGTTTAAAATCAACAATACACGGTTCATCTTCGTAGATGCCAATCAGATCGGCGATGCCTCTATAGTAATCACCAAAATGCACGTAGGCTTCCACGCCCCATACTTCCTGCAACTTATCTTTTAATCCTTTTCTAATAATCAGTTTGGCAAGTTTTGTTGCCAGTTTTTTATTGGGATTAAAGTTATATAATATATCGCCTTTTTCATTTTTTATTTTTCCTTCCAGATACTTGTGCATACTTTTACCAACAGCAATGGAATGGGCGACAATGCGATCCGCCTCCTCGTCTCCAATTTTCTTTCTCCATTTCTCCAGAAAGGATTTATCGCTTGTTGCATTAAGAATGCGCGAAGGGGAAAGTAATCGTTCTTCCGGCCATATATATTTTTCTTTATAGATTAGATTATGTTTGAACATTTTTCTTTTGCTCCTTTTTAACATACTTCAGTGTTTGCAGTCCTCTTCTTTCTCCTTCTGTCAGGAAGCTATCATCTTTTTTTGATTTCTTACTTTCAATCTCTGCCGCGATGGCCGCATAGCCCGCGATATCGATATAGCAATCTTTTGTCCTCCTGTTTTTTAACCTTGCTATTTTAACGAGGGCCATGCATATTGCCACGTCATGGGGTGAAATCTTATAACCAAGATAACTACTCCATAACTCTGATATGTTAACATGATTTATATACTTGTCACCATAATCTTTTGCCCTTGGACCTGTTATGACTTTGATTGTTTCCTTTAATAAGTCCCTGCTGTTCATTTTTTATCTGTATATCCTTTAGCCTCGGGATGAGGAGCATAGTCATCCTTAATGTGTGATCGCATTTCATTTCTTCCCCATTCTTCAATAGTTTCGGGAGTAATGGAATCCTTAAGTTTTTTTAACAATGCTTTTTCTTCCTCGGTTAATTTTATTCGCACTAGTTTATTCATTTTCTTTATACACTTCTAGTATTCGTCTACAGTCATCAAGTGTGACACCACTTTTTCTATTATTAAATTCCCATGAACAAAAGACAATATTTCCTTCTTCATAAGGAAGTCTAGGGTCTATTCGATCAATGGATAGATTGGTAGGTCTGCTTGGTTTCCAACCTTTTCCCATTGATCGTTCAGTGGTAAGTTCGATTCCAGTGTATCTGCAATGAGGACCATATTCTTTTTTATGGTTGTTCCATAATTCTAAAAGATGATCTCTGTTTTTAATAAAATTGATAGCTTCTCTTTTTTTGCTTGATTTTTTTATTGATTGCCATAAAATATTAAAAAACCCTTTTTCTGATTCTTTATATTTTAAATCATACTTTGCTCTATAAGTATTTGATCTATGATAAGGATGTTGCCATTCTTCCCTATGAAATCCGTCTTTGTTTATTTCTTTTCTAAATCGTATAAATATATATCCATCTTCCCGTTTATCTTTATATTTTAAATTTCTTTTTAAACCTTTAGAATGGGGCACTATCAATCTCCTTTATGTCAAATTCTGAATTTTGCTGCTGATAAGCTGGAATGCCCCACACCCTAGTAGTGCGTCCCTTCAAGTTAAACTTATCACTCTTTCCTCCAAGATCATGCAGACGTGCGACAAGCTGTCCGCCATTGTAGTGGGTGAACTTGTT